GATTCTAGTGCCCTCTGCCAATTTTAGAAGGTGGCGACCAATGGAGGTCAAACGGTCTTGAAAACCGTTGCTGCTGGTGATGAGCCGGTAGGGGTTCGATTCCTCCACCTTCTGCCATTTTAAGCTCGGGTAGGTAAATCTGGTGATTGTGAGTTCGACTCTCACCCCGAGTACCAATAATGCTCCGGTAGTCCAACTAGCAGAGACAATAGGTTTAAGCCCTATCCAGTGTGGGTGCAAATCCCTCCCGGAGTACCAGTTTCATATATCCTCCTATATGTGAATTGCGTGGAAACACGCTGCAATAACATCAGCAAGGGCTGGTGTCTTTCCTTCTCCCGAGGGGAATTCGTGTAGGCATCCTTTGGTGTAAGTCCTACACACTTATTTCTCTAGTTCCCAAATTGGGTACAATAATCCCCACATTGGGTATTCATATACATTCACAAGTACTTATTAAATAGCACATCATACTTTGGATTGTGAGGTGTTGGTGTGTTATTCAATAAGTATGGAGAACCGTTATGGTTGACTTTCTGATTTTCGTAGTTGTAGTTCAGTTTGGTATTATCATTCTACAACTAATGCCTTCCTCCTTCGGGTGGCTTGTGTTCTACAATGTATTCATTAGACGTAAGCATTCTCCCGCCGACAAATCCAATCGAATTAATCATTTCCGTCTTGTCTGGTTTGCTCTGACACGCGAAGATTTATTTGTTGATACATTCCCTTGGATGAAACAAGACGAATACGACAATATATCTAAGTGATAGATATACATCTAAGTGGTAATAATTCGTATTGCTATTGACAAATAAGCATTTAGGGATATAATAGTTAGTACGTTATGAAAAAGAACGCGCCATGCCTCTGAATACAAGCACACTTTGGTGCGTGTTTTGTTTGTGCTAACGCTTGACAATATGGTGGTTACGCAGTAATATACTCTTGTAAGTAAACTAAATAGGAGTATATTATGAGTACACAAGAAGTAGCGAATTTCACAGGCGATACAGAATACCTTACAAAAGAAGGTTGGAAACGGTTCGACGAATTCCAAGATAGTGATCTGGTAGCACAATATAATCCAGAACAAAAAGAAATTGAATTTGTAAAGCCCACTTCCTTTTCTACAAGGCATGTAAAAGTTTTGGAAAAGCTTGAAGCAAGAGGTCTTGATTTCACTTTTGCGCAAGAACAAAAGATAGCCTTCTTTAACGATCTTGGAGATAAAGACAAGATTCGTGATATTACGTTTGAAGAGGCACTACGTAGACACGCAAAGTCCAAGAAGAAAGGTTGGACAGGAGCTATTAAAACTGATTTTGCAAGCTCTGCTTTTGGGATTGACCTTTCAGATGATGAAATAAGATTGATGGTAGCTTACCAAGCAGACGGTACTAGGTTGTCTAGTAAGAAAGGCCAAGTTGTCGTTTCTAAGGAGCGAAAAAGGTTTCGACTTATAGACATATTAGAACGCCTTGGCTTGGAGTACACAGAGAAAGTCAAGTACGAGCCTAAGTATACCAATTCAACAGGCTTTCATTTTAGATTTCCTATTCCCAGAGATGAGAAGACGTTTGGTGGGTATTGGTATAGTTGTTCACAACATCAACTGGAAGTAGTCATGGATGAAGTTGGGCATTGGGACGGTTCTTTTGTAGAAAATCAGTCCTATCAAACTGTTCGCTATTTCTCAACAATAAAAGAGAATATCGATTTCATTCAGTACGCCGCACACGCTTGTGGATTTAATACATCAATTGTGAAAGATATTCGTGAACACAAGTATACAAAGAATGACTTTTGGACGCTCAATTGTACTCCACGCGGAAATGGTAAGCGAAGGTTTACAAATAAAGACGGTAAACGCCCTTCTGAAATTGTGAACAACGAGAGTGGCCTGTGCTATGGCTTTAAAGTTCCAAGTGGGTATGTTCCGGTTCGTATAAACGAAAAGCTTTTTATCACAGGGTGTGCAAATTAATTTTAATAAGGGGCTTCTGCCCCTATAATCAATGGAGGGCTTGATGGAAACAAGTAAAATTGGCCCTGCCAGTCAAAAACAAGAAGATTTCCTGACATCAGATACAGATATAACAGTATTTGGAGGTAGCGCGGGGTCGGGCAAAAGCTATGTAGGCTTAATGACCCCACTACTTTACGTAGATGATCCCAATTTCCGAGGTGTAGTCTTCCGCAGAACAATGCCAGAAATCACCGCAGGTGGTGGTCTTTGGGATACTGCTAGGCAACTCTACAAACAATTCGATCCAAGAGTTGAGTTTAGAGAACGAGATAAAGTTGTCGTATTTCCTTCAGGCGCTTCACTGAAGTTTAGCCACTTGGAAATGGAAGCGGATAAATATAAGCACCAAGGCGCTCAGTATACATTCGTTCTATTCGATGAAGGTACACACTTCTCGGAAACACAAGTTGATTATCTTCGCTCTCGTATTCGTAGTGCAAACTATAAATACAAGACGCAAATGAAGATCACTTGTAACCCTGACTACGATAGCTTCTTGAGACGTTGGGTAGAATGGTATCTTGATCCAAACACAGGTATTCCTGACCCTGAGAAAGCGAATAAAGTACGTTATTTCAAACGTCAGGGTGATGAGCTACATTGGGCAGATACAAAAGAAGAATTGGTTGAGCTTTACGGCAATCGTGGTATCAAGTCATTCCGCTTTATTCCTGCAACAATCTACGACAACCCTCCGCTAATTGAAAACAATCCTGACTATCTTGATACGCTGGAGTCACTAACACGTATTGAGAAAGAACGGTTGCTTTATGGTTCTTGGTATGCAAGACCAGAAGAAGAAGGTTATTGGAAACGAGATTGGATTACCTTTGTAGACAAGCCTCCGCTTAAAGTTAAGAAGCGTGTAAGAGCTTGGGATTTGGCAGGTTCTATTCCTTCAGAAACTTACCCTAATCCTGACTGGACAGTTGGTGTAAGGATGGCCATTTCTGAAGACGGTGATTATTACATTGAAGACGTTTGCCGATTCCGAGACAGGTATCAAGGTGTCTTTCAAAAGATGCTTCAGTGTGCCAAGGAAGATGGGGCAGACACAGAAATCATTGTTCCATGTGACCCCGGCAGTGCTGGTCGTGCATTAGCTTCACAAATCATACGTGATCTTGCAGACAAAGGCTTTTATGCAAGAATGAAGCAAACCAATAAGAACAAAGTAACACGCTTTGCTCCTTTTGCTTCCATTTCTGAAGCAGGATTTGTTTGTATGGTTCGTTCAGATTGGAATGATACATACACAGATGAGCTTGAAGCGTTTGATGGTAGTCGGAACAAGAAGGATGACCAAGTCGATGCAACATCAGACGCATATTGGGCGCTTAGTCGTTCAATGACACTACCAGATTTCAAGCTTCCGAATTTCACGCAAAGCAACCCATTCTCAATAAATTATATGTAAAGGAGAGCCTATGGCTGAAGATTTAGACTTACAAAAAGGTGATAGCACTCCACCACGTTTGAGGATGGGCGAAACATCTACTGTAGGTCTGAAGGTAAGAAACGACCGAATCTACGAAGAAATGAAGAGCGAATTGCGATGGCCGCAAGTGATTACCACATACAAACAGATGGGGTATGACGCAACCATTGCTTCTGCTATTGGGCTATTTGAAATGATGATAGCTCGTGTAGATTGGGACGTAGAAGCGCCTTTAGACGCTACAGATGAGCAAAAGAAGAAAGCAAAATTCATTGCTCAATGTAAAGATGATATGGAACACACATGGATGAACTTCATTCAGGAAGTGTCCAGTTATCTTACATACGGTTTCAGCGTCCATGAGAAGGTCTACAGGCGACGATTGAGAGCAGATGGCTCCAAGTATGATGACGGGTTAATCGGCTGGAAAAAGCTCCCTGTACGCTCTCAGGACACCATTGAGAAGTTCTTGTTCTCAAACGACGGTAGAGACGTTGTTGGTGTTCAGCAAGACCTCTCAGCAAGCTATGATCTTAATCGTTTCAGAAACATTCTGGCAAGCTCAAATAAGATTGAAATTCCTAGAAAGAAGTTCATGCTTTTCCGCACGAATCCCAAGCGTAACAATCCAGAAGGCAATAGCCCTCTGAAGAAATGTTATTTTGCTTGGAAGTATCGTACAACTTTGGAAGAAGGTGAAGCAACAGGTGTCACTCGTGACCTATCCGGGATTCCTATAGTAAGACTGCCTCCCAGATATATGTCGGATGATGCTACGCCAGATGAGCGGGCCATATACGACCACTACAAGCGTATCATCCGCAATATTCACAACAATGAACAAGCAGGTATTGTGTTGCCACAAGCACACGATCCTGACACACGCCAGCCAATGTTCGATTTTGAATTGTTGGGCGTTCAAGGTGGCAAGCAATACGACACAGGCGGAATCATCACGAGGTGGGATTATAAAATCCTAACAGCCCTTTTCGCAGACATTCTAAAGATTGGTCAAGATCAAGTAGGCTCATTTGCGCTTGCTGGTGAAAAGACCAACCTAATGTCTATGGCGATTGACGCTAGGCTCCAAGAGATTGCTGATGTTCTGAATAACGATCTTATCCCACAAACATTCCGAATGAATGGCTGGGATGACACAGACCTTCCGAAGTTCACTTACGGTAATCTTAACGAGGTTGACCTTGAAGAATTCTCCAAGGCTGTTCAGCGTATCTTCTCTGTTAATGCTATTGAAGCTGACCGTGACGTTATGAACAAAATCCGGACTACAGCATTTAAGGTTGATCCTAAGCCTGACGATGAGCCAATTAACAAAGACGAATTGCCTAAGCAAGAATCACGCGCAGGCGATGGTATGGCTTCTGGATCTGGCAACGGCACATCAACCGAAGCTGCTGATAGTGATACCTCATCTAATAACTCTGAAAATGCGGGGTAGCGATGCAAGAGAAAGAAAGTAAGAGATTGCTAGAGGGCATCACTGCCCTGCTTCAGAAATGTTTTGGCGATTCTGAAGATAATCACGAACGACATGCTGAAGGTGATATTGATCCAGATGTTAATGTCACCATTTCTAAAGCTGTTGACGAAGAACTAAAACAAGCAACATTTTTGGTACTGGCTCCCGACGAAGTTGATCTTCACGGCGATATTTATGACGCTGATGAAATTCGTAAAGGTTGTCACAACTTCCAAACACATTGTCAAAAAGCAAACCTGTTCCACATGATGGAAACAGACCTTGCAAGCATTGTAGAGAATTACATTGCGCCTTCTGACTTCTATCTTGATGACACGTTTATTAAGAAAGGAAGTTGGTTGCAAGTTTGGCAAGTGGAAGATGATGACCTTTGGGATTTGATTAAGAAAGGTGAAGTTAATGGAGTGAGTATTCAATGTATGGCTGAATACGAGGTATTAGATGACGAAAGCTAAACGCCGATTGAAGAATTTTAATTTTGAGGGCGAAGGGTCTGCCGTTGCTCTCGTTGGTAAACACCAAGGAAGTGCTGCAAATGGTTACACAACCCTTCTGACAAAATCCACCAACAAGATTCCAGAATCATTCATCAAGAAAGCTTCGCAAGTACAAGTGACAATGAACATCGAAGATTTTCTTCGTAAATTCTTTTACTTGTGTTATGACGAGGCCGAAGTGCTTGCACGAATGCTTGGCTTTGAAACAGCAATGATGGATTCAGAAAATGGCGAAGAAGAGATGTTGTCTTATGAAGATTACATTGAAGAGCAAGTTGCTTCTTTCCAAGTAATGAAATCTGTTGCTAAAGCTGACAGCATTTATAAAGCACTGTCTGAATTGAATGAAGACCAGTTTGAACAATTTCTTAAAGATCAGCAAATGATCGAGAAAGCTATGTCCTCTGTTGGGTCAGAGGGCGTTTCTAACCAAAACGTAGAGAAAACCAAAGAGGACGTAACTACAATGTCTGAAGAAAATAAAGATATGATTCAGAAATCAGAAGTTGAAAGCCTTATCGAAAAGGCTGTAGGCGAACTGAAAACTGAACTTCAAAAAGCCCAAGACACTATTGAGTCTTACAAGGCTAAA